ATCTAGCATCAGGGTTATTCACTACGAATTCCTGCAGATCAACCTCCGGAATTTCTTCTGGTTGCATTCCAGGATATCTAGCTTCGAATGCTTCATGCATCCTAGTAACTCTCTCAAATCTCTTAATTGCCTTCTTAGTGTCAAAATCAGCATGACCTTTTAGATAGCTCGCAGCATCATTGATTGTATGAGCCTCAGTGCAGAATGTAGTTTTCCTTATAGATCCTTCTCCTCTAGACCATTTCACAGAATCATCAAGGTCATCCTGCGAAAACTCAGGTGCTACTTGAGAAGACTTATCTGAAGGATCTAGGAAAATGTCTGATGGCTTAGTCAATCCCCTTACCTCTTGGAAAGAAATTCCTGACCATGCAGTAGTACTCCGGTCACATACTGCACTTACACTTCTGTTTGTCTTATTTGCCTCTTCTGCAAGTCTGATTGATGCCTGATCATTACCATCTAATCTAACATCGTGGGATGCCGTTGCAAGAGAATGGTAGATCGATCTTCTTAATGTTCCTCTGAATCTAGGAAGCATTGCAGGATCAACTGTATTCGGTGAATGAAGCCCTTCGATTGTTTCAAAAGCAGAGAAAAGATTTGTGTCTGGATGCGGGACTGCTTTGTAGCAATTCAGCATATTGATCACATCGTATATCGAGGTGAATGCACTACGCATGAAATCCAAGATTGGTGTTGCAAATTCTCTTCTTGCTGGCTTTAGTGCTGCAACTGCCGACCTGAACATATTCACTCCAATAATATCACTAGTATCCAACTTAGCTACTGCTATGTTTTTGGCACCCTTAAGTACTTCACCCAAGAAATCAGTATCTTCGTCAATGATGAATCGAATCACCTCTAGATAATCTGAGAAGAATTCAATTGGATCATACCTCAGTGTTGTTGTAGGTAGCATCATTAGGATATCTGTCCATGTCTTGAACAATGCAATCAACTTGAATGCATGCTGGTCAGGCATAATTGTCATTGATCCACAGACTCTAATAACCATAGTTAGACCGAAAGAAAGACAAGCAACTGGTGATGATTCTTCCTCTCTAGTGAAATCATGCTTTGGTATATTTTCCATGTCATAACCACTCTTAGCCCATTCTTTCATCATATAGTTGAATTTATTTCTCGCAGCTTTCATCTTTTCATATAGAATCGCATCCAGAGTCG